ACCACGACACGAACGGCTCCCATAGCACGGTCGTCGGGGCGGGCACCTCCGCCAGCAGCGACCATTGGTCTGACGATCACCCTGGTACCACCGTCGCTGCTGGTGAACCCTCGCACGGCCTGGCCCTCGATAACCCGTTCTCCAATGGATCAGCGCTCGACCGTGCGGCCTTCGACGACCTCGCCATGTTCGCCGGGTCCTTCGAGGACGCCCAGAAGGCCCGCATCGCGATCACGAACCGGCTCCGGGCCGGCGCCGCCGATGACGCCGTCGTGGCCGAGGCGCTCGAGTCCCTGAACCACGCCGAGAAGAAACTCGGCGTGGCGATGCGCCGCTCGTTCCGGCGGGCCGCTCCCGAGATCCACGAGTGGGTCGAGGCCACACCCGGTGTCGGCGAACATCTGGTGGCCCGCCTCCTCGGGGCCATCGGCAACCCGGCCGTCGCCTACCCGGCCCACTGGGAGGACGCCCCGACGGGGTCCAAGAAAAAGCGGATCCTGGTCGCCGAACCGCCCCGGCTCCGCACCCTGCCACAGCTCTACTCATACTGCGGTCACGGCGACCCGAGTCGGCGCCGCCGCAAGAGCATGACCCAAGACGAGGCGCTGGCGCTCGGCAACCCCCGGGCCAAGATGCTCGTACACCTGATCGCCGAAGGCTGCATGAAGCAGGTCGGCGCCTCCTCGACCGGCGACGAGACCATTGACGTTTCGTCCACCGAACATGCGCCGTCTCGTCGCCGGTCGCCCTACCGGGACGTCTACGAAGACGGCCGCCTGATCTACCTCGGCCGCGTCGACGACACCGGCAAGCCCTGGTCGAACCTGCACCAGCACAACGCCGCCCTCCGGCTCACCGCCAAGGCGATCCTCCG